AGATTAATGAATAAGATATTTACAGAAGTCAATAGCTGGGATTTCTATTCTAAAAACATATTCATAGCTTACTTTACTACAGGACTGTCTCTGGATAAGCTATCCAATGAGACAGGCATAGGAAGAAGCAGTCTTTATAACTCAATAAGGAGATATAGAGAAGTGATAAGAGAAAGTTTCTCAGAGGATGCTGAGGACTATTATAACGGAGATTACGATAAAATTTAATTATGGAAGAATTTAAAGGAGACAAAAGAACAAAGGCTTACAGAGAATGGAAAGCTAGATTCGAAAAAGAACAAGAGAGCAAGTCAAAAGGACTTGGAGATACTGTTGAGAAGATTACTGAAGCAACAGGTGTTAAAAAAGCTGTTAAGGCTCTTTTCGGAGACGATTGCGGTTGTGATGAGCGTAAATCTAAGTTGAATAAGCTTATGAGCTACAACGTCACTAATTGCCTTGAAGAGAAAGAGTACAACTACCTTAGCGATTTTCTGTCTAAGAATAGGCAGAGTGTAACTATGGTTGAGCAGAGAGCTTTGTTGGATATATTCAATAGAGTGTTTAATCAGAGAAAGCAGATGAGCAGTTGCCCTAGTTGTATTAGAGGTATGATTGCTGACCTTAGAAAATTGATGAATAATTATGAATAAGATAAAAGGTTTTGTTATGGGCTTGGCTCTGCTCGGATGCGAGCCAGCCCCCTGTTATGAGTGCTACGATGTTTTCTACAGCGATGGCACTAGCGACTGGATTTGTGTTCAATATAATTGCGATAGATTATGAGAGATTTTAGACCAAGATTAAGCGGAAATAAGCTAAAGGCTTTTAGGAATATAACTAAGGACGAAAGTAGAGTTCTGGTTATTGGAGACCTTCACGAGCCATTTTGCTTGGACTCGTACCTTAAGCACTGTAAAGATGTTTATGCTAAATACAACTGTAATAGAGTTGTGTTTATTGGAGATGTAATAGACAACCATTACTCAAGCTACCACGAAACAAATGCTGACGGCATGGGTGGTGGAGATGAGCTAGACCTAGCCATAGACAGGATAGCAAGGTGGTACAGGGCCTTTCCAAAGGCTGATGTAACCATTGGGAATCATGACAGAATAATAGCAAGGAAAGCTCAGACTTCATCTATACCTAAGAGGTGGGTAAGAGATTACTCAGAGGTGCTTAATACACCTAACTGGAACTTCATAGAGAGGGTTGTTATTGATGATGTTCAGTATATTCATGGAGAAGGCGGTACTGCCAGAACCAAGTCTAAGGGGGATATGATGAGTACGGTTCAAGGACACTTGCACACTCAGTGTTATACAGAGTGGTCTGTAGGTGCTAAGTTCAAAGTATTCGGAACTCAGGTAGGCTGTGGGATAGACCACGATAAGTATGCTTTTGCATACGCTAAAGCAGGTAAGAAGCCAGCCATAGGATGTGCTGTTGTTATTGGCGGCCATACTGTAATTAACGCACTTATGGATTTGTAATGAACTACAATAACGACTTTAAATACGACCTGAAAGTTGGGCAAGTAAAAGAACAAGAGCTTGCCAACATATTCTCAAGCAAGACTATTGAGGTTAAGTACGACCTTAGAGCAGATGAGACAGGTAATGTATTTATTGAGTATGAGAGCAGAGGCAAGGCCAGTGGGATAAGCACAAGCGAGTCTGACTACTATTGCTTTTGCATCAACAATACGTTTCACTTGATACCTTCTGAGTTGCTTAAGCAGAAGTGTAGAAAGTATGTTGGAACAAACAGAGACAAACTAGGTGGCGACAGCAATACCTCCAAAGGTATTCTGTTGCCTATAAATGAATTATTTTAAATATGTGGACTATGACTATAACACACGATATAATAAGCGGAACCGAATCTGCTTATGTAGTAGAGAAGAGAAAGAATATGCCTGTATTTAGTGGCGTATTAAAATACTTCCCAGACGCAATTAGAGAGGTTTCTAAAACGTCTTGGGCAGGTAATGAGCAACATCATCCAGACAAGCCTCTTCATTGGGATAGAAGCAAGTCTGGAGACGAATTAGACGCTTTGTCAAGGCACTTGATAGAAGCTGGAACTGTAGACACAGATGGCATAAGACACTCGGCAAAGGTGGCTTGGAGAGCCTTAGCGAATCTACAGAAAGAACTGGAGGCTTCTGGAGAAGCACCCCTAAGTGAGTATAATAATAAATAATAATATTATGGTAATACACAATTATATTTTCGATTCATATAGAATAGAACAAGAAGAGATACAAAAGGCTATACAGCTACTAAAAGAGAACGGATATGCCGTTTACAAAAAAGAAGTTGTAAAAGATTAGGTATTTTGAGTTATTTTGCTTATATTTGTTAAATAAATAGGTATATTATGGATATTAATGCTATTTTAGACGCAGACAGCATGGTTTATGCTTCCGCAGTAAATTCAGAGGACTTAGAAGAGGCTAAAGTTAAGCTAGATGCTAAAATAAACAATTCTTTGAACAATTTGCAGGACTTAGGCTATGATATTGTAAGTTTAATCGTTTGCAACGGCTCAAAAGGTAACTTTAGGCACTTTATTGCCGATAATTACAAGGCAAACCGTAAAGACACCGAAAGACCGCCCTTTTTAGAGCAGTTACACGACTATTGTAAGCAGGATTGGCAGTCTATGTCTGGTTATGGCTATGAAACCGATGATTTAGTTGCTAAGTTATGGCTACAGAGCCAAGAAGCAGGAGAAAACCCTGTTATTGTCTCTATAGACAAGGATTACTTGCAGTTCCCAGCTAAAATATACAATTATAACACTAATGAGTTAGTTGAATTGTCAGAATTAGACGCTCTAAGGAACTTTTACACTCAGATGATAGTTGGAGACACTGCAGACAACATAAAGGTCTGTAGTGGCAAGGGAAAGGCTTATGCAGGCAAGTTGCTTGGCCCACTAACCACAAAATATCAAATGGTAAAGGCTGTTTACAATGTTTATAAGGAACATTACAAGTCTAAGGCAAGAGAGAAGTATATCCAATCTTATAACCTACTTAAATTAAGGACAAATGTATAATGACTCACAACAAGACATAGTTTACTCGTATTACTTGTTAACTTTGTACAGTATATCTCAAGGGGAGACCATTGAGGAGCTGGAGGAGGTTGTTCTGGGATTTGAACAGGATGATTTATACGAACAGTGTGATGGCATGAGGCAGGCCATAGAATTTGCCAAAACAAACACAATTCAGGCAGTCCTATCTGAATTAAATAAAGGAATAGAAACATAAAAACAAAACAATGACACTACAAGATTTAACAGACAAACTTAACGAATATTATAAATTTGACATCAAAGAACGCACAAGAAAAAGAAAGTATGTTTATGCGAGAAAAGTTTACTCTGTAATAGCAAGAGAAATGGGATATACTTTTGAGAAAATAGGAGCTCACATAGGATTAAAACACGATGCTGTTTTATATCACTGTAGAAGTATTTATTCTGTTGAAATAAAGGACAAGGTTATATTCAACAGGGTTATTAAGGATTTTTCTCTTCCTATAAAAGAGATTGATTTAGACACAAAAAAAGCTATAATGCAGGCTGAAGCAGAGTCAAAGGCTATAGACAACGTAAGCTATATTAGTCAAAAATTGATAGACAGTATTACAGGCATTGTTAAGGACTGGGATATTGAGTCAATAAATGATTTTATAAATACAAGACTTGAGCCTTATGATAAGATGATGCAAGCTAAAACACTAAGAGCTGCCCCAGTAAAGGTGGAGCCTGCCGTAATGAGAGGAGCAGTATCTAATCCTTTTTTAAAATAGACTACTATGATTAAAGTAAATAAAAAGATGCTTAAGGCACTACAATACACCAATAAGCTAACTTCATACCAGAAGTTTGCATCAAGGGTAGGTTACATGGGTAGCGGCTTTTTAATAGCCGCACAGTGGACTATAAGGCCAGAACTATACATAATAGGCTTTACACTTGTAATGATACAGACTGCCTCCAGAAAACAATGGAACTTGGTGGCATTAAATATAAATGGGCTTATAGCTTGGATAACACACTTAATATTATGAGACTTAAAAAACTAACACAGCAACAGAGAATAGGTAGATTAGAGAAAGTTGTTTCTCAGCTATTCATACTTACTAAGAAGATTGAGGGAGAGATTAAAGTAATACAAGATAAAACTGGTTACCACCTTGAAGAAGAAGAATGATATGTTATCTCAAGAAATAATAAAATGGTGTTTTAAAGAGGGCTATAAGATATGTCCTGTTACAAAAGATAACCAGACTTATCAGGTCGAAGTCAGCAAGGCTCATCAAAGTGCCTTGCTTGACGAGACTCACACCAAAAGAACTATTCATCAGGCCGTTAAAGATGTTTACATCAAACTATACAATAAACAAAACAATAAGTAAATTGTTATAATATTATGAGTAGACATAAGAAATCAGAGGAGACCTCTAAGAACGATGGCAGGAAGTATAATAAGAGGTTAGCACCAAAGCCTATATCTACAAAGGACAAGATGATTAAGCCTGCTAGAACTACAAAGGCTAAGAAAGATAGGATAGCTTCCTATGCCGTTTCAGCTATGAAAGAAGTGTTCGGCAGTGAGAAGGATGCTTTTATACACATGGCAGAACTAGCCAAGAAGAACTTTAACCAGATGAAGTTACTTATGGAGTATGCTTATGGTAAGCCATCAGACAGTATAAACTCAGACAGCAAGAAGAAAACCAAGTCTGCACCTACAATTAACTTTGTTATGAATAATCAACAGCCTCAGATTGATAATACTATTGACATAGATACAGAGGAATGAAAAACTCAATACAATTAAATGACAAGTATGTACCTCTTTTTACTGACAAATCGAGGTATTTTGTTGTTACAGGGGGTCGTGGTTCTGGTAAGTCTTTTGGCGTAAATGTATTCTTACTTAACCTAACATACGAGGCAGGACACAAAGTCCTGTTTACTCGTTTTACATTAACCTCTGCTGCTGCATCTATTATACCAGAGTTCATTGAGAAGATTGAACTTATGGGAGTTGAGTCAGACTTTAGGATAACAAAGGATGAGATTATAAATCTAACCACAGGAAGCTCTATTATCTTTAAAGGTATCAGGACATCATCTGGTAACCAAACAGCCGCCCTGAAGTCTCTTAGTGGCGTTACGACCTTTGTTCTGGACGAGGCAGA